TATGCTGTGCAGGCTGGTTCTCTTCCTACTGGTATTTCTCTCAACACTTCTACAGGCGAAGTCAGTGGAACGCCTACGGTTCTAAACGAAAGCTTTGATTTTACAATTCGGGCAACTAATGCTGACGGGTTTATTGAACAACAGTTCACTGGAACCGTTCAGCCAGACCTTGGTGGTGGAGTTAAGGTCTATGACGGAACTAACTGGAATAACGAAATTGTGTACGCATACGACGGCGCTGCTTGGATAGAGGGCAAGGTATACAGATATAACGGCAGTATCTGGGTAAAGAGCTTGTTCTAGGAGATATATGAGAGGCGAACGTCACCAGGGTAAATTCGACATTGACCACGAAACAGAGTCAATGTATGAAGGAATGAAGGAAGAACTTCAGAATACTGTTGGATTTGAAGTTGACTGGTTTAAATGGCAGAACTGGTATCTAGAAGACAACATCGAAACTGTTATGGATGATATCTACGATGTGTCCAGCTCTACGACGGGCGAAGGCCGTAGATGGATGGCCCCATTTAAAATGCCTGCCCTTCTTTTGAGCATCACCCGTGGTGGTAGCGTGCTTAATGAGCGTGGTTTTTATACAACAGATACTTTGAGGTTAGTCCTTAATTCTGGAGAGGTGCGCAATAGAATACCTGAAATACTGCGCAATGAACCTAATCAGTTTATTAAAGACCGCATTGTGTACAGAGGCCAGGTATTTACTCCTACAAGGATTAACCCCCGAGGAGCATTTAGCCACCGCTGGGCAGTGGTTGTCGTAGACTGTAATGAGGTCAACTCTGAAGAGCTTGTAAATGACCCACAGTTCTTAAGATACGCCGAACAAGCGCAGATTGACCTGAGAGATAGAGGTGACTAATGGCGGAACGTAAAAGTAAAAGAGTCCGTGTTAAAAGCGCCAAAAGAGTTGGTGCTAGAGCAGGTAAGGCAGACATTGCAACTCGCACTTCTGGTGTAGAAACTTCGCTGGCTGGTTCTAAGTACCAGTCAGGTGGGGCAAAGATGCGGTCTAAAAAGGGCGGCATTGTACGTAAACCTATACCAAAGATTAGATATAAGAAAACTACAGACTAATGCCGTTTAAGAGTGAGGCTCAGCGTAAATTTATGTACGCTACTGACCCTAAGATGGCTGCTAAATGGGAAAAGAAAACCCCCAAGAATAAACCACTACCAAAGAAGGTGAAGAAAAGTGGCAGAAAATAAGAAGAAGCCAGCCAGCAAGAAGGACCCCCGTCTTGCTCGTGCGGGCGTATCTGGATACAACAAGCCAAAGCGCACCCCTGGAGCCAAGAAGTCACACGTTGTAGTGGCTAAAGAAGGCAACCAGATTAAGACCATTCGTTTTGGTGAGCAGGGCGCAGAGACCGCAGGTAAGCCAAAGGCTGGCGAGTCTGAGCGCATGAAAGCAAAGCGCAAGAGCTTCAAAGCTCGTCACGCAAAGAACATTGCTAAGGGCAAGATGTCCGCAGCATACTGGGCAGATAAGGTGAAGTGGTAATGGCTGACAAGAAAATGAGTCCAAAGAACAAGAAGCTCGCAGCAATGACTCCTCCATACAACAAAGTAACTCGTGGAGACGTCATTAAAGGTGCTCAGATGAAGAAGGGCGGCAATTCGAAGGGCAAGAAGAAGTAATGGCTGCCCCAAAGAAGAAGCCTGCTAGCAAGACCAAATCAAAGGTAAACGAGGCTGGCAACTACACCAAGCCTGGAATGCGTAAAGCACTATTTAACAAGATTAAGGCTGGTTCTAAGGGCGGTGACCCAGGTGAGTGGTCTGCTCGTAAAGCTCAGCTTCTAGCTTCTGAATACAAGAAGAAGGGTGGAGGCTACAAGTAATGGCACTAGCAAAGTCTCAGAAATCACTAAAGAATTGGACTAAACAAGAGTGGACTACCTCTGACGGTAAGCCATCAAAGGGTAAGAAACGGTATCTGCCTAAAAAGGCATGGGATGAGCTAACTCCAGCCGAAAAAGCCGCTACAAACAGGGCTAAATCAAAGGGAGATGGCGGTAAAAGCGGTAAGCAGCACGTAGCCCAACCTAAGAAGATTGCAAAGAAGACAGCGAAGCACCGATAATGGCAGAAACTAAAAAGTTTGGACCCTATAAGGGGTCAAAGGCCAATGGCGGTCGTCCTATTTATGTTTATAAGACAAAGGGTAAGGACGGCAAGTGGCACACAACTTCAAAGAACAAAGCTCGTGCAGACTATGAGTCTAAGAATGGCAAGCTTCCCAGAGATACAGACGTTGACCATAAGGACAACAATAAAAAGAATGACTCTAAGGGCAACTTGCGGGCACTTAAGCACGGCAAGAACACCGCTAAAGAAAACAAGCGAAGGGCTAAAAAGTGAAACCCAAAAAGACCTATCTAGATAAGAAAAACGAAGAGTACAAGAAAGAGTACGGCAAAAAGAACCCAAACATGGCACGCCGTCAAGACTTGAAAGCTCGTAAGATTAACTCTCAGCAACAGGGCAAGAAAGCACGAGGCAAATAATGCGTGAAAAAATCATGTACATCTTGGCTGTCGGAGTTATGGCTGCCATTCTCCTCGCAATCTTAGGCGACTATGTAGTTGCAGGAATCGAGACCGCTACCACAGGAGAGCCAGTAGATGTTTCTGCTGACGTCATGACTTTGGTACAAACTGCCCTTGGTGGCGTCATCGGTATTATCGGTGGCTACTTTGGTGCAAAAGCAGACAGCAAAAAAGAAGACTAATTATGGGCGAATGTAAGTGTGGCGGTAGTTGCGGATGTGGCGGTAACAAGTAAGCTACTCTAATGAGTCTACGACACTCAATCACCGATGTTGATGAGGAAGCCCTAACTGGCACGTGCTCTGTGTGTGGTCCCAATGTTCGGATTAAAAAGTCCTATAAACAAAGGTCGTCCCAACACAAACAACACTATCGTTGTTATCACAAGTACTACGTAACTAAAATCCACATAGAACGACCGTGGCAATTTCACAAGAAAGAGTACTGTGAAAAGTGCGGGTTCTTTGCTGTGCACGAGTGCCAGTTAACAGTAGACCATATAGACGGCAATCAATATAACAACGAAATCTCCAATTGGCAGACTCTTTGCCACAACTGCCACGCCCTTAAATCTTGGGAAAATAAAGACCATTTCAATCGCTATTCAGCAGTACTAGACGACTAAAAACTTCTATCCTTATAGGGTAAACATCTGTGCGGGTGTTTACGCTTTTGCCACAACTTGCGCCTCGATAGGGGATTTTGCGATGTACTACTCTAACAGCGGCGGCTGGAAACCCTGGTGGGAAAAAGTCGCTGACCTAGATACACCTCAAGAACGAGAAGAGTTTATGAGGGGTGTCAGTGGTCTAGGCCTCGGTAAAGGGGTTGGTAAGTCAGTTTTAACTGGCATTATCGCTGGAGTTGTGGGTGGAAGCATCGCCAAGTCAGCTATCGATAAGCGCAAGAAGTGAAGAGCCTAGAGTCTATTTTTCAAGCTGCAAAGGGCGATTTGGCCCAGTATATGAGCACGCAGCTTAAGTACAACGCCAGTCAGAGCAACTGGCCCTCTAGCGCTATTGAGGGCGTCAATGTTAACTTTGACGGTTCTTCTATGAGCCTCGGTATCTCTGATGAAGCCTACGATGATGTTATGACCTATGAATACGGGACCGAGGTTGTTAGACCCACCTCCGTACTACGTAGAACATCTAACATGTCGTATGACTTTGAAAAGTATTTTGTTGAGCGTATAGACAGCAGGCTACGGAGGTAATCATGACATTTTTGCTGAGTGAGGACCAAGCCCTGCGTGAGCTATTGACTGGTATTACAGTATCAGACCAGAAATCTACCAACGACAGTCAAGCACGTGTAGTCGGTGTTTGGTTTGGACAGCCTGACCAAGAGATAAGGTCTCAAAGCTATCCTTACATGACAATTGACATGATTGACATTGTTCAGGACCGTCAAAGAGAAATGCGAGGCAAAACAAGTGCCGAGTACTTGCAGCCAAGCAGCTTAGTTCTTGGAGATAACCAAGATTTTGAAGTAGACCTGCCTATTCCTGTGAACATTGACTATCAAATCACTACTTTTTCTCGTCATCCAAGGCATGACAGGCAAATTATGGGAGAGGTTATGTACTCTCGCCTTCCATTTAGATTTGGCACACTAGATTTAGACGACGGAACCGTTCGACGTCTAGATGTGCTAGGGGTTGCAAAGCGTGACCTCGTTGAACAGGGAAAGCGCCTGTTCATGAATGCAATAACTGTGCGAGTTTCAAGTGAAATTGCGCAGCGAAGACTAACCGAGTTCTACAAGGTACAAAGTGTATATGTTGAGCCAACTGACCTTTCAGGTTGGGATACGTTCAGCGAAGTGATTACTACATCGCCATAATTTGGTCCCTATTCAATACTTAATAATCTAGTTAGGAGATAAACGATGGCTTATGGTCGTCCTGGTGTTTATGTAAGTGAACGCCTTCTCCCTGCGCCTATCGCTGTTACTGGTACTGCAAATGCTGCAGGTGCTGTTGTAGGAGCGTTTGCTCAGGGACCAGAGACTGTAACCCTAGTAACTTCTTGGTATGACTTTGTCAAGAAGTTCGGTGGTTACAACGCCTCTTTCCAAGCCACGTTTGGTGTAGGAGCTTTCTTCCAGAATGGTGGAAGTGAGCTTTACGTTAAGCGTGTGCTAGCAACCGATGCAGTAGCTGCTACTGCAAACATTCCTGCTGCAACTAGCGGAAACATCGGAACTGTCACTGCAAAGAACGCAGGCGCAGCGGGTAACAACCTTCGGGTTCAGTTTGTTGCAGGCGCTAGCGGAACCTACACCATTACGGTGTATCTAGAAGGCGGTGTTAGCTCGACTGACTCTTCGGATGCCAATGACTTGGTAGTAGAGCAGTACAGCAACGTAGTTCTTGATGACACCACCTCTAGTGATTACGCAGTAACTGTTGTAAATGCTGCTTCTGAGTACATTACGCTTGCAATTAGCGACAACAGCACTGCTCCTGGTACCGCCCGTATTCCACTCACAACGGGTGCTAACGGAACTGCTCCAGTGGCTGCTGACTACGTAAGCGCTACTAGTGACTTCGGTAGCATCGACCGTCCTCTAGTCCTATTTGCCCCAGAAATCATGGCGATTCTTGGTGCTGCAAATGGAAAGACTGTTCAAGATGGTTTGATTAGCTTTGCAACTAGTAACAACCACTTCGCTGTG